CTATAACACCAATATCGTGTCCTTCATACAAGTCTTGCTTGTCATTCCAGTCAAATTCTACGCCATTAAGTTTTTCTAATTTTTCTAATGGATTTGCAATATTTTTAATATTGTCTTTTAATCTTTTATCAGATGATATATAAGCTACTACATCTGCTGTTGCTCCAATACTACCACTTACATCTAATCTATAAGTTGCTCCTGGTGTTGTAGTATCTGATTCTCCATATCCTAGTCTTACACTATGTGCTACTGCTAACTTACCATTAGTTGTTAAAGACATAGCACCTTGACCTTGACTATGAGAAGTATCTCTCCACAAAAAACCTCTATCCGCTTCATCATTAAAAGTAAATGTCATAGCCCAATCATTTAAACCACCAAAGGCATTACCTGAGTACATACCTATAGCATAAGAACCACTACCTGCATACATCCTATATTTATCATATTTTGCTTCATTGTGTGCTGAAAAAAAATGTCCTGCTTGAGCAGTTGTATTTCCATTAATACTAATATCTCCACTAACCAATAATCCAGAATTACTAATTCTTAATCTTTCTGCACTACTTGTACTAAAAGCTATAGTACTACCTGCTGGATGTCCCATACCACAACCATTATCATAGTACCAAGAATAACTAGGAGTAGACGCTGTATCATATCCGTCTTTGTATTGTATATATGGTTTAGAATTGTTGTTATTAGGACCAACTACTACATTAGAATAAAATCTATTTAGCCCATTTAATATACCATACTTTAATGAACCACCAGCAGTAAAACCTAAATCATCAGCTCCCAATCTATACATACCAGTATCAGTATCATTACCAAAACTATGAGATGGAGTTCCTTGACTTCCATTACCTACTCTTATATTTTGGTCTGCTTGAAGCCCTGAAGAAGTTATTGAAAGTCTTTCTACGGCATCTACATAAAATCTATGTGCCGATGCTTGTATAGTAATTCTATCGTCGTTGTTGTTAGCTCTTCTTAAACTTAAATCAGAACCAACTCCAGATATGTTTCCAGATTGAATACGCATATATTCACTACCACCAATACTTCTAAATCTATGTGTACCGTTGTTAAAATAGTTTGTACCGTCGCCAGTATCTCCAAGATGTATACAAGTAGCTCCATCATTATTTAATAGCTTGGTGTAAGTACTATCTTTTGCTAATACTGTTTTAAATCCGTGTGTTCCATCCCAAATTTGTACACCACCATTACCAGCTTGTATTAAATTTGATGCATAAAATACTCCACTATTATTCATTGTAAATCTTGATGAGCCACCAGTTGAAAATCCTATTGTATCTGCTGCAGTTCTTAATATACCAGTATCAGTATCTGCTTCAAAACTGTAAGCTGGAAATGCTGCAGTTCCAACACCAGTACGCATTCTATCTGCTTCCATATTTCCACCAGCTAATATTCCTTCTTCGTGTGCAAATCCATAAGTGTCTAAATTTTCTAATTGATTCCCGTGTAAAGAATAACCAGTAATAGTATTTTCTATTGTAGGTGTGTGTATTGTGTGGTCGGAATAATGTTGATTATCTCCCATACGAAATATTTTAGCTTCATAAGCAGAATTAGCTTCTACATAAACTTGTAGAATTTTTTCTCCATAAGTATTGTCACTATCTTGACTTAATACTCTAACCCCAGAAATTCTATTGTTGTATCCACCACAATTAATAACAGTAAAGTTGCTATCAGAAAAACTTCTTAACCAATGTATTCTAATAAATCCGTGGTCTCCAGAATCTCCATCTGTAACTAATATTTCTCCAGCTTTTCTACCGCTTGTATTTGTAGCTACCGTCATCCAACCTGGACCTACTGTAGCAGAAGCACTTCCTTGTCTTCTAAAAAATCTTGATGAATCATATCCGTCTAATGTATCTGCGTCTAATCCACTACCACTTCCGTCTACTGTTTTAATAGCAGTTAATATTTGTGCTGCTGTTTGGTCTGCGGTAGCTCCACTTTCTATTCCGTCTAATTTACTTCCGTCAGAAGCAACATCTCTACCATCTACTGTTCCAGTTAATGTTATATTACCAACAACATCAACACCGCTTGTATTTACTCTAAATCTTTCTGTTCCACTCGAACTACCAGTAGTTGCTCCAGTTCTAATGCTAAAATCATCAAATTCTTGCATTAAGGCAGTTGTACTATTTCCTTCAAAGAATATTCTTCCTGAATTAGTAGTAGTTCCTTCATCATTGTTAATAACTAATCCATTAGCACCAGTTGAGTTAATATAAGTTTTATGTGGTAAAATTAATAATCTTGTATTACCCCCAGTAACAAATCCTATTTGGTTTCCTGATTGTTCGTGTATATAAGTATCACTACCACCATCTAAGTAAAGTCTTTTAGTTCCTTGCATTGTTACATGGCCATTTGTCCATATACCATCACCTAAAGCAGTTTTAGTAATACCGTTTATTGTTAGCAATAATTGGTGGCTTAAACCTGTTTTAGATTGTGCATTATTTCCTACTGCACCATAATCTGGATTATAACTCCAAGCTAAACCATATAAATTACCTACGCTTCCTGTACTTACTCCGTCTGCAGGACCTTTATATGCTGTTCCCATACTCCAAACATGTTGATACTTTGTCGCATGATATACACCAAATACACCGTGTCCATAATTTGATGCAACAAGAGATGTTTGAGTACCCATTGTAAGTTGAGAACTTATAGTATCTGCAGCATCACTTCTTAAAAAGCTACCAGCTCCTAAATTATTTAATAAAGTTGAATTTGATGCTGTACCAGTAATACTTCCAGATACCGTTAAATTTCCAGTTACTGTAGTGTTTTCATTTAACTTTACATAATTACCAGTATTAGATAATTCTATTTGATATGCTAATGTTCCACCTGCGTCTTTACTACCAAATCTTAAGCCACCTGAATTTGTGTTGTTTAATATAGAACTCCAATCTCCAGTGTTAGGCAAGTCTAAAACAGGACCATCTAATTTCATTCTGATAGCACCATCTGTGTAAAAATAGTGAGCTAAAACATTTGAACTAAGACCATAAATAACACTACCACCTGCATAAGCATCTATTGGTCCTATATAAGTAGTATTACTATTATTTAAGCCTAGCAGTCTTGTATTTGCGCCATTTGTATCTTTTGCATATATAAATTTATGATTAGTATTAAATAAAAAATGATGATTCCAATATAAATTTCCATCAGTGTTAATAAATCCTGCATCAGCACCTAATTGACTTGAATAAAAACTAAATTGCTCAGCAGAATTAATACCTACTGAATAAGATGCAGTTCCATTTTGATATATAATATTACATTGAGCACCTGTATTATTTGACTGCAATCTCATTTGAGTATTGCTTGTGCTATATAAATGTAATAAAGTATTTGGCGATGCAGTTCCTATCCCGACATTTCCACCATTAGGTTGTAATAATAAATTGTAAGTAGTTGCAGTTCCATCAAATCTTTGTTGTTGTATATAACCATTACCATTATTCAAAGTACCCATCATTGTACCATATTGTGCTGTACCACTTGATACATCACCAATAGTAAAGAATGTAGAGTCTGCACCTGCACTTGGTATTGATGTTTCAGCTGAAGTCACTACCATTAGTTTAGATTGTGGTGTATCTCCACCTATACCGACATTAGTATTGATATACATTCTTGTGCTATTAATATCATATACACTTGAACCAGCAGCTGAAAATCCTACTCCATCTCCACTTCTATACATTCCTGCATTGCCTTGTGAGAAAAATGAATACGATGGAGAAGCAGCACTTCCAACAGAATTTAAAAGTCTCGCTTCGTTTCTTAAATCAGAAGTAAATCTTACATTACCAGTTACATCTAACTTATATCCAGGTGATTGAGTTCCTATACCGACATTACCTGATGAGTCTATTCTTACTCTTTCTACACCAGCAGCTGTAGCAAATCTCATTGAACTTGTAGTGTGGTCATAACGAATAAACCCATCATAAGCACCTGTTCCTGATGTACTATCAGCAAATAATATGTGTCCACTACCATTAGTAGCCGAAGCAAGAGTTATACCTGCACCACCACTTGTTTCTGCTATAACTAAGTTATCTCCTGCTGAATTGTAAGAACCAGGTGAGTTAGTTCCTATACCGACTCGTCCTGCACTATCATCTACAAAAAAATCGCCACTACCTACATTTAAATCTCCAGTAAGTGCCAGCGTATTTGTACTTCCATCAAAAGTAAGATTAGCTTCAGTAGAAACAGTACCATCACCATCATCAGTAATCAGTCTGTTTGCACCTCCACCAAAACCTAAGTCATTATTAAACTTACTTAATCCAATAGAAGACAATGCAGTTGGTGTTGATTGATTACTTGCATTACCTAAAAATACTTTATCTTCATTTAAGTTTGGTGTTGCTGCAGTTCTACCAGAACCTGCAATCTTTATAGCACCAGTACTTGCATGAGAACGTACAATGTGTCCCATATTCTGTATTAATCCAGACTCTCCAGTAGGTTTAGTAGCAGTTAATCCACCTGCTGTAGTAGATACATATACTGTATCACCAACACTAAATCCAGACGTATCAAAGTTTTCTAATGTACCAAATGTAACAATTTCAACACTATTATTAATACTTGCAGAAGCACTTGCTAATCCAAACGCAGGCATCTTAGCACTATCGTCTGCATCTGCTTTACTTACAATAGGAGTATTTCCTGATATACCAGATATGTATATTACATCACCCTTAGATAATGTTTCTCCTGCTTGTGCAGTAAATACAACTCTATCTGCTTCTTCTGCACTACCACCACCTCCACCAGTACCAGATAAATCTACAATCTCACCAGAATCATTAATATAAAGTTTACTATTGCTTCTATTGAAAGCAAGTTCTCTATCTACAATGTCATTAGTTGTAGGTACACCGCTACCAGCTTTAATTTTTATAATATTTGCCACTTAATCCTCTATTAATAAGTACCACCATCAAAAGTAGTATTAGCAAATCCACCTGATGCTGTAATAGCTCCAGTAAATGTAGATGTACTAGATACCGCTAATGTACCAGTAATCTCTAGGTCTTGATTCATTTCCCATTGAGTTCCAGTATGGTCATACAATAATGTTGCATTTGCTCCGTCAACCCTAATACCAGCTCCATCTGCTGCTGCTGAATCAGCTGCTCCACTAGCTATAACAATCTCTTTATCTTCTACAGTTAATGTTGCTGTATTTAAAGTAGTAGTATCACCTTGTACTGTTAAATTACCAGTAACTGTAAGATTACCACCAGATGTTATATTTCCAGGAAGTGTTAAATCATGAGCCAATTTAGCTGCGGTAATAGTATCATCAGCTATATCTGCATTAACAATAGTTCCATTGACTATTTTTGCTGAAGTAACTGAATTGTCAGCCAAAGCTGCAGTGTCCACAGAACCAGGAGCATAATGCTCCGTGTCTAAAGAATCAGCTACAATATGTTCGCTATTAATTTGGTCATCAGCTATTTTAGCTCCAGTAATTGAGTCTGCTGCGATTTGACCGCTTGATATACCACCAGATTTAATAGAAACCGCTCCACTTGTTACAGAAAAGTCTGCACTTGCAAAAGAAGCTATACCTTTTGCACTTGTTGATGCAAAAATGTTAGAGTCAGTTAAGTCTACCGCTATTGTAGATGCATTGTCATCTGAGCCAGAAGCTACTGTTCCATTAATACCAGCGCCATAAGTTAAATCTTGCAATGTAGGCAAGTGAAAAACTTCTACGCTTGTATTATTATGTCTTCCAACAAATAATCTTTTAGCTGCTTGATTTAATGCTAATTCACCATCTGCTAAACTTCCAGGGGGACTTGTATTAGTATTACTTGAGTGTCGTTTTATTTGTACTATATTCGCCATTTTATTTACCTTTTATTAAGTATAAGTATTTCCATCTATTGTTTTTCCCGATAATGTTTGATTAGAATTTAAATCTACTATATCACCATTATTAGTTCCCCCTATTACTTTATCGTCTAACTGATTCAATTCAGAAGCAGTAGCCGTAATATTTTTTAATTTTGTTAAATCTATTGTTGTTACATTTGAAGACGAAATAACTCCACTTCCATTTACATTTTCTTGTACCGCAGCCTGTAAATTCTTTGCATTTGTTCCTGTAAGTGTTATAGGTATCTCAGTAGCATTAATTGTAAATGTATCATCGGTTTTAGACGCATTTTGTACGCCTACGGACTTGTTAACACTTTGATTGTCAACGCTAGTCTTAACCTCTACAGGAGTTGATACTTTTGCACTAATAGCCATTACCAAACAGGTACCAATCCAGGAGAAACTACAACATCGCCTTGTATTTCTCTTGTTAATTTACCACCACTAGTTTTTTTAGACACTAATTCCCAAACACCTTCATAATTATCAGCTAAATCATCTGTAGCTGTATTTGCTATTGTCATAGTTAAAACTGTAGCGCTTGTTTTAGTTAATCCATCACCTACAGTTAATGTAATATCAGCAGCTGAAGAAAAATCTTTAGCTATTATTACCCTATAATCATAATCCCCAGTATCGTGAGGCGCTTCAAATGTAATAGTGTTTTCAAAATCAGTATTTTGCATTATTTGTATATCTTGATATTGTTCTGCGGTAATCACTATATACTCCTAATATAAAAATACTACCGTGTTAGCACTTGCTTTTGTAGCACAAATTGGATATGTGTGTCCTTGTAACAAATAAAATACAACATCAGCACCATTTACTGTTAAAGTAACGTTTGCTGACGTGCCTTTCATATGAACTGCTCTACACGCATCTTGGTCGCTAGTTGTTGCAACTACTGCCTTGATATATGGAGCTACGCTTTCCTGTACTGCATAATCATTAAGTCCTTTTGCCATTTTTTTCTCCTGTTAAGTTAATTTTGCGTATTCAATTGCTGGACCAGTATCGTCTGCTCCAACTACATTAATAATTCCTAAAGGTTTTGGTATAAAAATACAATCTCCACTATTAAGTGTACAAAGATTTGTTGAAGCTAACTTTATAGTTACAGAATCATTATTAGCTACTGTACCCAAATGAGGAGCTGTACTTATATATTCTAAACCAGTATGTTTTATCCAAACACCATCATCTCCATTAGCTGCTACTGCAACTGGAGTAGTACTTGCTTCTATATGCGTCATAACTCCACCATCCCAAGCATCAATATTTGAACCATCCCAAGTTAAACTAGAGTTTCCTCCACCTAAACTTCTACCAATTTCAGCGTCAATAGCTTCTATAGTATTACCTTCTAATGTAGTGCTTTGTATTGCTGATACGCTTATTGCATAATCTATTCTTGCCATTTTATTCCCCTATTTTACCGCAAATGTTTTTATTGTATTTGCGATATACATTTTGTTTCTGTTGCTTTCGTTATCAGCAACTTTTTTATGAAATTCTCTTAAATAATACTCTTTTCTTTCTAAATCCCCCATTCTTTCTGCCATCATAGCACGTACATAATCTACAACTGCTAGACTTAACATTCTATTTAAATTTATATAACTTGATTCTATTACTTTTGTAGGTTCATTTAAAGCTGATTGAGCATTTTCTTCTGGATTTTCTACTGTAAATGGTTTATCTATGCAAGTATATTCAATTCGTAATCCATTAGTAATGGCTTCATCTGGATATATAATATCATCAAATTCTCCACCTTTAACTCTACCTTGATTATCTATAATTCTACCAGAACTTCTTCTAATTTTATAAAGTCTTAATTTTTTACCGCTTTGTATATAAGCATAAGTTCTATCTGTGTCATAACTCATGGGTTTGTATCCTCGCTAACTAAAGGTTCGCTTCCTAATCTTTTAATAATTTTATATTTATTATCATCTTCAGTATCTAATACACTTATATTTTTTAAAGCAATAAAATCTAAAGGTAAATCATAATCTCTTTGATTTTTTACAATATCAATTTTAGATACTTTAGTATTTATTTCATTAGATGATTGTATTTTATTTATTGCATCTTCAACAAAAGCAATAACTAATTTAGTTTCTCTTGTATTAGCTCTTTCCATTAACTCTAAAATCGTCATGATGTAGCTCCTTGCTCTCTTCTTTGTGATTGTTGTTGTTGTTCTGGAGCAGTTATTGCACCCGTAATAGCTTGTAATTCTCCTACCGCTCTAGATAAAAATAATTGAGAACTTTGTACACTATCTCTACTTTTTTGAGTATAAGCACTAGCTGTTTGTAATCTTATACCGCTTTCTTGTAAATAAGAATTTGCTTTAGACATTTCTGAATTAAATTTAAGAGCATCAGCTTGATATTTTATATTAGCTTCATTTAGTTTAGCTCCGTGCACTTGTAAATCAGAAGCAATTCTTAATTGCTCTTTTTGTATTTCAGACGTATATGAAGCCAATTCATTTTGATATTTTTGAACCGCTCTATTTAAATCAGCTGTATAATTTTGTAAATCTATATTTTTGTTAGCTTGTTCTTTAGTTAGTTCAGCTTGATAAGAAGCAATATCTCCATTAAATCTTTGAGTTTCTTTTTGCAATTCAGATTGATATTTAGAAACTTCTGTATTAATTCTTTGTATTTCTTTTTGCAAATCAGCTTGATAATTAGATATAAAAGTGTTTACTCTTGTTGCTTCTCTTTGAACTTCACTTGAATATTTTTCTAAATTACTTGTAAAGTCTGCTCTATTTTGGTCTACCTTTGCTCCAAATTCTTCTAATTTTGTTTTTTCAGTTATTAGTCTTTCACGCCCTAATGCCAATTCAGCTTGTAAAACATTAGTTGTAGCGTTTACCATTTCTGGGTCTTCGTCTTCTAACCAATAAATAGCTGATTTACTTGTTTTTGCACTAGAGTCTCCTGAAGTAAAACCACTTTCTAATATTGATTCAGCATTATTAATATCTCCAAACACTTCAGAAGCATTTATAACAATAGATTCTGAATTATAATTAGGCAATGATAATCCTGGATTAAAATCTGAAGCTAAGCTTTTAGAAACATTTATTGCGCTTGGCAAAGGATTTGTGATAGAAATACTACTTGGTAAAGATTTAGTTAAACTAACATTTGTAGGCAAATCTTTGTTAAACACAAATTGTGGAATAGTTTTTGTTAAATTAAATTTACTAGGTACGCTTTCGGTAAAATTAAATACTGGATAATTAGAAGGCAATGTGTTAGAAAAAGACTCTATAGTTGTAGCAAATATTTTATCTATTTCCGTTTTACATAATCCTCTATAATAAGAAGCTAATCTCATATAATCTAATGAACAAGCATATAATATAGCTATGTTTTCATATTCTGTAAGAATCCAATCATCGGTATTCTCGTCAATTATTGGGGGAGCTGAATAAACAATTACTCCTTTATCTCCAGTACCAGCATTAACAGTTGTTGAACTGCCCCCTAATGGTGTATATGTTTTATTTGCTCCTGAAGAATTATAATCAGGGTCTGGTTTAATATAAATTTTACCACTTAGTTTATAATATTTTGGAAACATTTCAGTAGCTGTTAACAAACTATCAGCTTCGTCAAATATGTGTATACTATTATCAGGAGATTCTTGAGCTACTCTTTTTTTGCCACTATCTAAGCGATAAACTGCTAATATTTTATCATATGCTAACGAAGAACCATTTCCTAAAATATCAGTACCAGCTTCATTCCAACCCGTAACTTCTACTTCAGAAGCAATAGTCCATAAAAATTTTTCAGGCAATGATGCTAATATAAATTTAGCTCCAGCGTTAACATACTCTACTAAATATCTAGCTTTAGTATCGTTTCCAGTTATATTATTTACTTTTTCCCATAATTTCATATCTATTCTCCGTATGCATCCAGGTCCCCGTAGGGAGAAAGGAGGTAAAGAACCTACAAGGACCTAATGCAAATTAACTATTTAGATTATTTCCAAATAGCGTGTGATTCTGGCATCTTATACTCGAAACCAGCTTCAGTTAGAATCATATCGACTCTCTTGTCTACACCAGTGTTCTCTAAGTTCTGAACTCCAACATAAATAGAAGTGTCTCTATTAACTCCATTACCAACTAGTGGTCTGTAAGCAACATTGTTCATGTTGATAGCAGCGATTTTAACGTGTGAACCATCTAAGGCAATACATCTAGCTACGTTCATTTTACCGTATACTGTTTGTATTTCTGTCACGTCTAATCCCATTACTTTCTTTCTACCAGTAACGGCTAAGTCTGCTTGGAAGCGATTAAAGTTACTACCATTATCGCCAATTGCAATGTTGTTTTTAAAGAACCCACCTAGTTTATGTAACCAAGTGTACACAGCAGTACTACATAAGAATACTGTTGCTCCGTCTTGATTGTATCTAGGGTCAAAATATTGTGACATATCTTGTAAGAAGTCATCAATAGTTTTTGTAGCTAGGTCTAATGTAAAGATATTACCAAAATTCAAGATGTAATCTAATGCACCTTGAGTGTGGTTTACTGAACTATCTGTAACTTGTGAACTGAATAATCCAGCCCATTCAATGTCCCATTTGTGCTCAATAAGTTTTTCTTTCCATGTTCTAGCCCACTCATTTGGTTCGTATTTAAGAGCTGTTGCTCTTGCAGTATTAGTCATACCAAACTCGCTTCTAAAGATTTGAGTTTGTCCGTAACCAGTTGAGTATGGGTTATCTTTCCAAGACTCTCCAAGTAATGAAGAACCTTCTCCGTATGAAGTACCAACAACATATGAACGTTTTCCTTCTAATGCTTCAGCAATATCTTCTGCATATACAGATACGTCAGGTTTGTCATTAGCTAAATAAGATGCTAATTCAGCACCGCTAGACATTCTAAGAACTTTACCAGTAATTAGAGATAGTTTAGCTGTAGTTGAACCGCCAGCCGCTGCTCCACCAGTGCCAAGATTTTTATCCGCTGCGTCTGCTACTGCTGTAATGCGAACTAACATATAATCGTTAACTGCATTTCCAGCTGCGTCAGTCATAGGTACTTTAAGGATTTGATTAGGTTGTAAGAATTGTGGTCTTGTACCATCGTCTCCTACTTTAATTTCACTATTACTTTGTCCTTTAATATTTTGAATATTTCCAGCTGAATAATAGTCTGTTCCAGCATAAAGCTTTACTTCACTTCCAACAACGGGTGCTGAAGTGTTTGCTGCTTGTGCTAGGGTTGCGTCTGTAAATACATCAGTTGAAGCAGATTTGATACTTCCAACGATATATACATAACGCTTCATGAATGAATGTCTCTTCTCGGTAAACTTAAAAGTTGGGTCATCCGTAGGTTTTTTAGCCATTGTTGAAACAAGTCTAAAAAAAGGAGTCTGAGCTAAAGCGAGTTCTGAAAATCTATCGCCAAAGTCATATCGTCTACGTAAATCACCAGTAAGAAAAGTATTGGAATTAACTCCACCAACAACTCTTCCTCTTTCAAGTAAACCAGTAGAAGTAGACAATGCTAAAGGTGTATTAGGCATGTTTCCCTCCTAGGGGTTTGTTTATATTTACATTAACTCATCCAGCCCTGCACCTTGAGATAACAACTTGTCAAAAACGACATCATCCATTGATTTTTCTTCTTTTTGTGCATTCCCTACCGAAGCAACACTTGTAGGCATTTGTCTAACATTTTTCATTTGATTTGCTACTTCTTGACGAGCACCTTCTGCTATTTTAGCATCACGATTATCTCTATTCTTTAAGTAGTAAACATCTTCCAATGTTAGCTTATGCGATTTTGCATAATCCATTAAATCCTGATAGTCTTCTTCAGAAACTTCGTGCTTTTGTTTAAAAGCTGCTTCTTGAGAAGCTTTCTGAGATTGCATAGATTGTTGTTTAGCAAAATCTCCAAGTCTTCTTTGTACCACTCCATCAACAGTTGCATTAAACAATTTTGCTGAAGTGGAACTAGGGTCTGACAAAGCTTCGTCATAATCAAATACGAAATTTTCGTCTACGCCAAGCTGCTCTTTTATACTCGTTGGAGCTGAGCCGCCACCCTCAAAATAATTTCTAACATGAGAAATTAAATTAGGGTCTTCTTTCATTGCATTTAGTAAAGGCATATATGGTTCAATCTCTTTAAGCTGAGAATTAAGTCTCTTAGCTTCACGAGATGAATCGCTATATCTCTTTTCTAAATTGTCTACTTCTTCAGTAGACTCTTGCTCTACTTCAGGGTTCCCTTGTGGGGAAGTTGTCTGTTGTTCTTGAGCTTCTTCTATTGGCTGGGATATTACATCACCCATGACTTGTTTATCAAGCTGAGAAAAAAAATCTTCAGCCACAGTATCGTTCTCAATAGGGGCTACTTTTTGTTCTGCTCTTTCGGCATCATCCATAAGTAGGTTATCCTGTGTAATTTCACTCATACTGTATCTCCTTTGAATTTACAGTTATTTTTCTTTATTATCAACACTATTATTTTTCTTTTCTAGCGCTAATTCTTTTTTAGTAGCTTCTAAGGCATTTTTCATTTGCCCTCTTAATATTTCTTGTTGTGCTTGTGTTTTATGCAATTCTTTATCTACAACTTTTGCACCTTCTACTATTTTATCTCGTATTCCAGATTGAACTACTTGTCTTTCTAGGGTTTGTATTTCCCCTTCTTGATTTTTAATAGTTTCTTCCATCTGAGCTAATTGTTGTTGTAATTGAGAATATAAACTTTTTCTTTGTACTAACGCTTTTTTATTTCTAATGTCAGTTTGTTCTAACATAGCTATATCATCTATTAATCCAGCTTGAAACCATTTAAAATATTCATCTTGTAAAGCCCATCTATTTACTGGTTGGGTAGCACCTGCAACTATTCTTATGTCAAATTTAGCAGTTTGATAGTCATTAAATCTTTGTATAACTTCTCCAAAATCATTATATATAGGAATATTAATAGATACTTCTTGAACTTCTCCTTCTCCAGCACCAGCTTCTGGCTGTACAATTCTAAATATTTTTTGACTAGTATATGTAAATTGAGCAATTTCTTTAAATATTTTTCCTAAATGTTCTAATGCTGGTTCTACGCAATTATTTACCCATTGTCTAATTCTTCTTGTTCCATATTCATCCATCGCTAACATACCACGATAGGTTTCGTGGCTATCTTGACCAACACCTTGCATACTAGATGAAATACCGCTAATATATTCTATATCTTCTTTACCTTGTCTAGTTACTGTATAAAAAGCGTTATTAATTGGCAAAGGTTGAACTGCACTAGGAGCTTCAAATCCTTGTCTATATTTTAACATAGCTCCAGGAGAACTTGAATATTTTTCCCACTCTTCTTCGTCAATAGCTCCTTCAGTATATAACCATCTTAAATTACTTGCAAGATTTGCATTGTGAAGCATAATTTGATGCGCTTTATTTATTTCTCTTTGTTTTCCTATCATAGGAAGTACCGCTCCCATAGGGAAAGGCGTTCCTGTATGACTATAAACGACTGGAACAATAGGATATTCTTCTATTGGCAATAATGCTTCGTATAAAAACATATCACCAGCAGAAGCGCAAACTTTTATTTGCGTTTTAAAAAATTCTATAACATCTACAATAGATTTTGCATATACATCAGAATCTAATAGTTTTTCAAAATTTTCTTTTTTTAACGTTTCTTGAATTGTTCTAGTTTGTTGCCTAATTAATTCTGCTTGCATCATAGCTTTAGTTTCTTCTATCTTAGCTGCCATTTCTTCTTGAAACTTTTGCAATTCTAGTTGCATTCTTTCAGGTAAAATTTCCCCTTCTTCTACTAAGGCATTTAACTCAACTTGTTTTTCTTGTAATTGAACATTTAATTCTTGGATTAATTTTTCTACTTCTATAGTTGCTTGTTCTTCTATCTTTTTTAATTCTTCTTTTGAAGGAGGCTCTTTTCTCCATATGTTTACAAAAGCAACTTTTTCTTTAGAATATACTTCGTAAAAATCTAGAATTTCATCTTGTTCTCCTTCTAAAGTCCAAGCTTCATTTTCTACGTCTCCTGGTAATACATTTTCAGCTTCGTGTATGTCTCTTTTAGAGTATTGTTTACTTTCAGTAGAACCAGTAGCTCTAACAATTTTTCTTTTATATTGTGGAAGCAATCTAACTAAACTTGTTTTAGAAATGTTTTTTTGAACAATAATATAACTTGCGTCTCTAAATAAAAAATCTCTACTAACTGGGTCTACGTAAACATCGTAAGGGTCAATAGAGTCAAACTTTACTTCTCCTACACCATTATCAGCATTAGGGTCTACGTCTATTCTAAAAAATCCAAGACCTTTTACTAGAGCGTCTTGTATTACTGTGCTAAACAAACTTTTACCGCTTGATAGGTGCCAACAATATTCAGCAATCATACTGTGAATATGTGCAATATCAGAATCACTACCCTCTACACCAACTGCTTGCCATTTAGGGTTATTGGCTGTAACAAAGTATTTCATAATCTCAATCGCTGGTGTAATACGATTGATAATAAAGTCTGGCATACCACCTTCTCTTAAATCTTCTAATTCTTCTGCTGACAATTGCTCATTTAAAAAAAAGTCCATACTTTTTTGAGAATCGGTAAACCATTTTTTTCTAAAATAATTATTTGCCTTTTGAAACAAATGTTTATTTATATCAGCTTTATTTTTTCTCCCTGGTTTAGCCATTATTTCTTTTTCCTTTTTTTACCCCAATTACTTTTCATATTATTATATGCTTTTTTAGTAATTGTGCTGTTTGCCTTACTTCTACTTGTTCCAGCTTTTTTTCTTTTATTAATATTTCTTACTAAACTCATATTAGTCCCTTATTTCAAAATGTGGTAAGTCGTCAAAATTATTATCTTTTAAATCTTTATCTCTATCCCAATCTCCACCCCAACGTATAGTTAAGCCCATTGAAGCTGCGATTCCCATAACAAAACCAGCAAAATATGTAAAACGTTCTCTATCTTCCCAGTCAATAGGATATGGAGCTACGTCTACAGCTAATGATGGATATTGATTATGTTTTCCTTTTGGAAATTTTAATTTACTAAACCCTTCTTCAAATAATTTGTTCTGTTCTTCTTCTCCACGATGTCCTTGCAAAACAGTACAATCAAAATCTTCAACTACTCTTTCAAATAGTTCTACTAATCTTGGGTCGCAAGTATTTAATCTTTCTTGTGATTTTTTTCCAAATCTTGGCATTACTAATTTCTCAATTCTTTTAAATAATTCATAATTTTATTACCTAATTTTCCACCCAAACCAGCTCCTCTCATTCCTTCTGATTGAACTGGTATATCAGTTTGACTTGAATATTTAGTAAAAGCTTCTTTTGTTTTTGGTCCTGCAATACTATCTATTTTACCTTCGTAATATCCGTAATGTTTCAAAAAATTTTGCAAATTAGCAACTTGCGTTTTATCAAGCTTTACAAAAGGGTCAGTTCCTTTAGATTGTCTTTTTTTCATATCTTGAACATAGTCTTGCATACCTTGTGCGTCATAACTATATTTTTTCTTTCCTATCTGTGGCATAATTATTTCCTATTTTTTAAAAGTTTTTTCTGATGCTGAAATACCAAATGAACCAAGCGTAACCCAAACAAACGAATTATAAATATAGTCATTAACCATAAGTTCTATGCCTATAATTCCCATTGCTAAATCTACAATACCAAATACGCACATAAGTGCAAACGAAAGAAATCCTATGATATTCTTTTCGTTGTATTCGTTTTTATCTTTAAATAATTCCCACATTAAGCAGTTATCCAACTTTTAGCTTTCCGTTTTGGTTTATACCATCTTGGCTCTTTTTTAGTCCCATTTTGTTGATAATTAGGGGGAAAAGCGTGTAAATTAGCATAATATAGTCCCTCAATTGTATCATCATGAGCCATTCTTGGTCCAAATGTAATGATTTCGTTAATTAAATCAAACATATTTTCCCTAAAATATAAGGAACCTACACTAAAAATGCCAGATAAACCTGAATAAATTCTATTTCTTTTCTGTGTTCCTCCTGGTTTTTCAGGAATTACGCTAATATCATAGCGATTTATTCTTCTTCTTTCGTCATTTAAAGCTTGAAATACACTACGATTCATAGCTACATCTTCTACTGTTGCACTACTACAATTATACTTTTGATACAGCTCGATGATATAATCTACTACTCCTTTTTTATCAAATATTTTACCATCTTTATCTTTTGCTCCTAGCGTAGGAATACTTCTGTGTCTTTCATATTCTAGCACATAACGATTATTATTTGTATCAACTGCAATAACCATAATAACACTAAAATCTGATTCTTTGGTGTCAATATCCGTTGCAGGGTCGCATCCAATAAATGTATTTACTGGAATTTTTTCTCCATTTTGTATAATATAACCTATTTTATCGTCTTCGTTATATTCATAATAGCCTTCCCAATATTTAATATGTTTTTGTGTCCAAATAGAATCTTCTTCAGATTGAACTTGCATCATATATTCTTGGTAAAACTTAGAAGGCGTTCCACTATCTTGATAGAATTTTTTCTTTTCTTCTAACTTTTCTATAGGAAACCACCCAGGCCACAAAGAAGTTCCATCGGGCAATATAGCTTTATAAGTAATTACTCTCCACGCAAAATCTTTTTGGTTTTCTCCTTGACGCTCGTAATTAACGATAAGATTATTGATGAAGCTATCAAAGTGCACAGGAGTACCATTGACCCTAAGACGACCAGTATGAGGCTCAATAGCAGGATAAACAACAGCAGTAACGAGGTTACTGTTTTTAGCCCTTGCTTCAGCCGTGATAGTATTTGCTTCGTGTTCAAAGTCGTCAAGGATGATGAGGTCATATCTTTTATGCAATTTAGCACCTCCCCTGATACCTGCAACATTCGATTTACTAATGAGTTTACATCCATTGGTTAACTCCACATCTTCTTCTGTCCATTTTTTTCCTTTCATATTACCGAAGTAATATTTTATTTTATCGTTATACTCAAAATGGTATTTAATATAATCCATATTACCAGTACTAAGTTTTTGCGTAGCAGATACCCATGCGTAAAATAGCATATCGTCTTTAGGGCAAAAACAAAAGTCTTTGATAATTGAGCATTTCGTAAGCACAGTTTTTCCATGACCACGAGGTAAAATAACCGCTAATTGTTTTACTTCTGGATTATCAATAGCATCAGCCATTTCATAATGAAATGGAGGTGTTTCACTTCGCATAAAGTCATCAGGAAGAAATAACTTCCCAAATGCAATCATATCTTTACTTGCTAGTCTTAGCGCTTCTTCTGCTTTGCTTATGTTTTGTATCTTGTTCATTTTTTTCTTTTTTTAACACATCTTCCATGTATTGTTTTAATTTATCTTCGTCTCCATTCATGCGAATATATTTATCAATAACATTATCCATCATCATAACATGACGATGCAACATTTGTATTTGCATAGTTAGTTCTTTAATGCCTCTAACTAAATCATGTTTAGACAATGTAGGTTTATTTTGTTTAGCCACCTTGACCCACCTTTCTTTTTTTATAGTTTGGACTTTCTTTGGTATAGTATTTTGTATTATTACTCATACCTTGTCTAGTCTTCTTCTTTCTTTTAACCTTCTTTTGGAAAGTTCCGAATATTCTTCTTCTCATTTATTTCTTTTTCTTCTTTTTCTTTAATTTATTCATAGCATTTATAGCTGCTGCTTTACCAGCTTTAGTGTACGAATATGTTTTTTTTCCTACTTTTGGCATTTTAATTCTCCCAACAATTTATTTTATCTTTAGTAAATTCCATAGTAATCCAACCCGTACGCTGAATACCATAGAAGCTATAACGAGCATAGTCTGCGTATCTGAGGAACGACCCTCCTCTTACATACCATTTTCGTTTTAGACTTTCTTCTCCTTCTTCTATTGTCAATGAATCAATTGGTTTACAATACAACTGATGATTATGTCCTAAGAAATATACATCGCCATCAGAATAAACCGAAGCCATTTTATCTAATTCCGTGTCTCCGTTCTTTGCTCCACTTTTTCCGTGTCCACTAACAAGAAACCAATCTTTATCGCCAATACTAATTTGTGCGTATCCAGGCAATCTAAAATATGGAACATCCATTTCACTTGCTAATGTTTTACATACATCAAAATCTAGTATATTAAAACTTCTTAGATAGTCGTGATTCCCTCCTCTTATAAATAGGCACTTATCCTGTATGGGTTGTACCAGTTTTAAGAAGCTTAGATATTGCTCTTCTGGTGGAATACTTTGCCCTCGTTGATTTATTTTATAATTAGGGGGAATCAGTTCTATCATATCTCCATTACCAAACCATCGTGCATTTGGGTCTTCATATATAATTTTAATTGCCTCTTGAAATTTTTTCAAATCAAATTCGTGTGCTCCTACGTGTATATCCGTTAATCCATGTATTCGCAGTTTTTCGTCTGATTCTATTTTAAATAATTTTCCTGGTTCTATGTGCTTCTTGTCGTACTCTTTTACATCAGAAGGTATTGGTATGGAAAACCATTTCCCGCAAGACTTACAGCTAAATTGTTGTTTTACAGTATCTTTGTTGCGTTTTTTACCCTCTTTCTTTGTCAACATACTACTACAATGTGGACATATCATGTGATTTCCTCCTCGGAAGTTGTTTCTGGAAGTAACGCTCTAGAAGCTCCCTCTATTTCTTCGGGACTAAATCCTTGGAACATTCCTACGACTCCAGTTTCTATTTTCTTAACTTGATTACCTAGCGTACCGATTGCTTTTCCTAGTTCTTTTAAGGATTGCAATGCAATATTCTGGTCTTCACTTGTATCAGCTAGTTGTTTTAGGGAACCTAAAATATATGCGTGGTCAATCCCTAGCTCTTTTGCTATTTCTTTTGAAGTTTTTTCTATCTCACTCATTACTCTCTCCTGTTTAAGTAATATTACAGCTTTTTTTCTAGCCGTGTTACGATTTTTTTCAGTAAATGCTTTCATATAAGCACTCACAGCATCCTTTCCCACTGCGACGCTAGTCGCAAAAATTTTTTCTCTGTTTGTACATTTGGACCTCTCCTTCACCCTACTAGAAGTATTCTTGATTTTGGTGCTAAATGTGTAGCGATTTGGGTGTTTCTGGAAATCGGTGTCCATGTACGTTTTCTTAGAATTGATAAATGTGCCAACTATGGTTCTTACATAGCCTTTAGATTGTTTATAGTTTTTAGAATCTTTCGGATGCGATAGATTACTGGAAACCTTTAAAAGCTGAACAATACGACCATCATCACTCTTTACCCAATCACCTTGTTTAGCATCTCTCCATTCGGAGTGAAGTATCCCTTTGGGATGGTCCTTTAAAAACTCTTTTTTTGTATCATATACGCAATGACGTACTTGTTTAATTTTTCTACTCTCCACGTTTTGCTAATTGTTTATGCAAGGATTCAATTAAATGCATAACATCTTTGTGAATCCAATACTTCTTTCCATTAATTTCTATAGGTACGCTACTAATTCCTTCTTCAGCATCTATATCGTTTTCAACATATTCCATCGCCATTTCTTCGTCTTCTATAATCTGCTTAGATAATTTGTTTTCTAATTTAACCAAGCGCTCAATATGTCCCAAGATTCGTTCCTGGTCCTTTTGAGATAGTCTTGCTAACCAATTAATTGATGTACCCATACTTTTTTTCCTTGACAACATACATAAAACACCCTATCTTCAAGTAGTCTACGTAGCTACCGCAGATACTAGTAGATAATAGTAGATTATGTAGATTTCTTTTTCTTTGGTTCTTTCTTTTTCTTTAAATTCTTATCTGCTGCTTTTTTCTTCTCAGATTCTATGTGCGCTATAGCTTTTTGCAGTAACTGTTCGTTTATCTTTGCTTTTTCAGCTTCTTTTCTAGCTACTCCAGTTAGCCCTTCTCTACCGCTTAAATCTTTACTAGTTATCGTCATACAGACTCCTTTGTTTATCTATAATATAGGTATACCCCATGTTATTTCCAAGAAAAAATTGTAGGATTTTGAAATGCACTCATATACGCACACGGGACCCCCATTAATGGGGTTATATATATGTAAGATTAACTTAGAATCAGTACTGGAGGAAATTATGAGTCTAACTTATAAACCAGGAGACCCTATCTATGATGCAGCTATAGCACAACGTAACACAGCTTACGATGTAGTATTAGAAACAGCATTAAACGCACAGTTCTTTAAGACTAGACGTGATAGATTCGGCAACGTGACTCTACAATCTACTGCCACTAGTTACAATGGTACATTAAAAGCAGCTGAAGCCATGCAAATGATTCAAGCTGTTACCATTGCTAAACTTAAACCTATTGAAGATAACATGGCTACTGCTCAGCAGGGCTTTCAGTTGTTTCATCAGGTAACTACTGGTAATGTTGTAGCTCCGTAACTCCGTAAGTATGAGAGGGTAGTGTAATGCTACCCTTTTATATCTTTTTTTGTATTGTTTCTACTCTTATATATTAAAAGAAGAAGAAGTAGAGATATAATACCATATTTATATATAGATATGTGTATAACATGGGGATAAACTAAGAAAAACTAAGAAAAGAGGTAGATATGACTTATTATGAATTAGGATATGAACGTAGAGATAGATTATTTAGTGATTATAGAACATTATATAAACAATACTACGGAGTATCTATGAGTGATTTAAAAATGCGTAGGTTATTAATTAATAATATAACTGATAGAGATTTAAAAATACGTATCGAAGCACTAAAAATGTTACTAGAATTAAATGATTAAATATTTAAGGGGCGAGACTCTACCTAATATCAGTTAGTAGTATATCTCATTTACCTCGTCTTGTCCCTTTAATTTCAAGAATTAAAATGCGGCTATATTCGTGGATAACAATGTAACACCATGCATAATCCACCTTGAGGCAATTGAGTGTCCAAAAGAACATTCAAGTAGTTAGGCAATGGTCAAATGACTGAGCAAACCTATGCTAATCAAGATACCTAAAAAGAAAACGCAGGTGTATCTTATAGGTATTGTAGGGGGATAGCTTCCCAATGCGTAATCCTACTATAGACGTATTTTAATATATAACAACAATAGATAAAAGAAAGAAGGTAGACATGAAATTTGGAAAAGCAGTATATAAAATAGAATCAGCTTTAATAGAACAAGCTAAAAGAGTTGGTTTACACAAGCTTCCTAAATTAATACAAGAGTATTTAGCTAAACACGGAAGAATGTAATGAAAGATTTATTAGCACCATTTATACAAAGCGGTAGTCAAGGTTATGATACAGCGTTACAATCTATGGCTTGGGCTAGAAAAGCTAAAGATAAACATAGTAGAACATATTACATGGTAGTATTTAGTAGTAAGTATACATATCATATAACTCTCAATGATTATTATGAAGACGCAACAAAAAAGTTCCATATTATGTGGGATGATACTATAGTAGTAACAGATGAAGTTAAAGAGTATAGAAAACGTTATAGAAGTTTACATGCTATTCCACGTTATTTGATGTGGAGATTAATAGATAATAAGTTTACTAAAGTATCTTGGTTATCTTTACACAAAGACCAAAACGATAAGCCTTATTATTTTATACCTAAAACTAAAATTATTCCATTTAAGACTGATACAAGATTTACGTTGAAGAAAAATTATTATATATTTCATCAAGATATAAATAAAAATGGAACTTTGAAAAACAAAGCAAGACTATGGTTTCCAGTTAAACCATGGGCATTTCAACCTTAAGGAGACGTATATGACGCAACATTATTGGTATGACGCAGACGCTGATATAATGTATATAGCTTGTTTGCAAACACATGAGTTGATATTAATTATTGTACTTCCTGTATTATGTTGGGAAGTATGTAAATGGTTATGGAGGTTAAAGTGAGAAATATACCTAAATCTTATTATGAAGGTACGCATAATAGAAAAACTAAAGCAGTATTATCGGCATACGCAAAGTACAGACGTGAAACATTACTTGGTCGTATTGCAGATAGATTTAATAGACTAATTGATATAATAAACAAAAGAAGCTAAACAGAATAGGAGATTAAAATATTATGTTAAGATTTAAAGTTGGTAAAGATACTAAAACATTAAAAATATTAAGACACTTAAAGAAATATGGTAGTATTACTAGCTTAGATGCATTTGAAAATTATCGTGCAACAAGGCTAAGTGCAATAATATTTAGACTTAGAGAAGAAGGTTTTGATATTGATACAAGAAGAATACAACACAAAGAAGCAAACTTTGGTAAGTATGTGTTAGAAGATACTCAGAATAATCTTCAATTATTATATGAGTATAGAAGATTAGTTAATTAGGTAATAGATAGGTGCTTTTTGAGTAAAGAGTTAAATGGTTCAGTTCTCCAGAACAACAGCCCTCTATAGCCTGAAAAGGTATTGACTATAACCTGATAAATTATTATATTATAGACGGAGGAACCTATGATAGACATACCTAAAATATATAACGAATACTTGCAAAAGAAAAGCGTTGAGAATCGTGAAAAATACAAAGACCATTTAGGTTGGTTCTCAGCTAGTAGTGCTGGTAGTTGCTATAGAAAACAAATACATAGAACACAAGGTTTAGAAGTTGGAGCATTAGATGAAAAGAGTGCTAGATTACTAAGACTTGGAACTCTTGTACACGCTGATTTTGAAGAAGCGATGAAAGATTACGACATACAAGAAAGAGCAGATAAACCTGATGAATTACAAGTTGTTACAGAACATAGAATAGAAATACCTGAACTTAATGTAGTAGGACACTTAGATGTAGGTGTTATTAATAGAGAAGGTGAAATGATTCATGTATACGATATAAAGACAGCAGGAGCTTGGAAATGGCGTATGAAGTTTGGTAGAAATCCAGACAAGAACCCAAGTGTGAACTATGAATTACAATTAGCTACTTATGCGATAGGATTAGGTAATGAAGAAGATATTACTGATATAAGACTATCTATTATGTGGTATAATAAAGACAATTCAATGATGCGTGAAGAAAAGATTAGTGAATTATATCTTGAAGAAGCGTTTAATTATTGGACTGATTTAAATGAAACAAGTGATAGCATACAAGGTGAAGCAGAAATGCTTAAACCTGGCACAGAAAATGTTCCTGTATATAATTGGGAATGTAAATATTGTGAATTTCAGGGTAAATACTGTCCTGGATTGTATAGTATTTAGATAGACATAAACATTTAAATGGCTGGAAACGAAACAGTCTTGGGAAAAGAATGCCCAGTGGCATAATTATAAACAACGTATATGATAAAAATTATGTATTGTCTGTCTAATAACACGGAGGAAACTAAATGAAACTAGAATGTAGTATATGTGGACAGGAGCATAACGACCCTTATGGACACAATGCAGAACCTATCAATGATGGTAGATGTTGTGCAGTCTGTAATTTCGATATAGTCTTGCCCACAAGAATAAGATTAATGTTTGCTGATAGAGGTAAACAAGTTAGTGAAATGATAGTAAAACAAGTTAAACAAAGAAAGTTGGAGGAATAACAAATGGGATTCGATTTATATGGAGAAAATCCAAAAGTAGCAAAAGGTTTTTCAGATAAAAAAGCCGAACGATATGAAGAATTAAGCGCTATGAACTATGATGATAGAGAAAAACAAGACCTTAATGATGAATATTGGGAATTACAAACTGAATGGGAAAATAATAATCCAGGAAGTTATTTTAGAAATAATGTTTGGTGGTGGAGACCTTTATGGGAATTTACTTGTGAACATTGTGAAGATATATTAACAATAGATGACATGAATGCTGGATGTTACAATGATAACTATTTAATTACTGAAGATAAAGCAGTAGCAATAGCTAAAAGATTAAAGGAAGCTTTAGAAACTCCTGAAACTCAAGAATATCTTGATAATCATGCAAAAGCTATGCAACAAGCAAAGAAAGATAATGAAAAGATTAATGAACAAAAAGAAGCTTTAAATAAAATTGCTATAACAATGACGGGAGACAAGGACATTGTTCCTATGAATTATCCTAAAGATTTGAAGAAACAATTTGATGAATTGCTTGAAGAAAGAAATTGGGCATCTAGTTATCCTATTAGCAGAGATAATATAGAACATTTTGCTGAGTTTGCAGAACAATCAGGAGGGTTTTCAATATGTTAGAAGAAAAAAATAAAGTAACTAAAGATGAATGGATAGCATTTTTAGAAGTTAGACAAGACGGACAATATAATATGTTTAGTCCTGAAGCTAGGCATAGCGCTGGTCTTGATAAAAATAAATGGAAACAAATCATAAGTAATTTTGATGATTTATATAAATACTGGGGGGATTTAAATGAGTGCATTTAAAACGTTAAGTAAAATAGATGTAAGTGAACACATAGAAAAGAAAGGTAATTTTAGCTATCTTTCTTGGGCTTGGGCTGTAAGAGTATTACTAGAACACTTTCCAGAATCGACTTGGGAAGTACATACTTATTTTGATAATAGTGTAGAAACACCTTATATGCGTACTGAAGCTGGTGCATTTGTACAAGTATCAGTAAATGTAGAAGGAATACGTAGAAGCCAAGTACACCCAGTACTAGACCATACAAACAAAACTGTATTAGAACCTAATGCTTTTCAAATAAACACAGCAATACAACGTTGTTTAGCAAAAGCAATAGCATTACATGGATTAGGTTTATATATCTATGCTGGTGAGGATTTACCACAAGCTCCAGATGCATTAAATAAAGAGCAATACAAATCAATGTTAGATTTACTTTCTATTATTGGCGATAAAGAGTTTGAAGCTAAAATAGTTGAACAAATTGGTAATGAAACTATCAACGATTCTAACTATAAAGCAGCTTTTAATAAATTAAAGCGTAAAGCGGATAAGATAAAAGGAGCTAAAAGTGAAACTAAGTGAAATTGGAAAAGCAAAAGAAAACTATAGAGACGAATTGTATGAATTACATAAATCTTATACTATTGGTGTAAATGACGGAAAAGAGTTTCGTAATGCAACGTTTACAGGAACTAAATTATATCATGGAAAACCAATGTTAACATTTGTAATGCAAACAGCTGATGACTTTGCTAGAAATAATCACATTAATTTAAATATTAATCAAAGTTATTTGTCTTATAGTATAGAAGAACCTATGGAGGATAAACAAGATGGGTAAATTAACTTTAAAACAAGCGGAAGACCTTGTAAAAGATGGTGTCTTTAAACAATCAGACCTTGAGAAAATGCAATCTGATGGTTTGATTAGTGCAGGTAGAGGCACAACTCGTAGATATGTCAAAACAGGAGATGGTACTTGGGTATCACCTATGTTATATTTTGCGGGTTTAAAAGGAGCAAAGTATTCTGAAGAGATGACTAAGCTCAAAATGGAAGTAAATAAAGTAATAGAAAAATACACGGAAGGAAAAGCTAAATGAAGGAAGTAAAAGCAACGTATAACGAAAAAGATGACGGATTTTTGCCAGTAGCAGAAGGAACTTATCCTGCTCATGTTAGCAAGTTTGAATCTAATGAATACAATGGTAGCATTGTGTTTAACCTAACATTCAAAGTAGCAGAAGAAGCTAAGGAAATAGAAATACCAAAGCTAACTAAAGATTCTAATGGTAAATATGTACCTACAGGTGATGTTGTTAGTGCTGGTTTTGTATCAGGAAACACATATCGTGTAGATAAAGGTGTTTGGTTAACTCCTAATCCCGCAGAAGGTGAAGGATGGAAAAACAGAAGATACAAAGAGTTCTTTGAAGGCTTAGGTGTACAATTTCCAAGCAATGACGCTGGAGATACTACACTAGCTGAAATAGAAGAAAAGGATGTTATCGGATTTCCTTGTTTAATTGAATTAAAAGAAACTTCATTTACTAATTCAGAAGGTAAAGAAAGAACCTCTCTTAAAGTGACTAACGTTCACAAATGGGATGATGGTGATAGATTATCTGAAGAAGAAGTAGAAGTAGACGACTTGCCATTTTAACTTACCAGACAACGGGGTCGGTGAACATTAATAATCATTGCGTTATTTTCATATATAACAGACCCCAAGTCTAATATTAAAGAGAGCTTCTATAGTAGCGAAACTCCACATAAACAATGAAATAAATCTGATGGATTCATTTATCTCTTTGAAATATAATTTAAAAAACGTAATTTATATAGGGGTCTAAATAATAAGAAATTAACCAGGATAGTCCTGGTGATTGTTATTGCAAAGGTTGGCTACCTAGACCCTTGTATAAAAGGAGGAATCTTGGATAAATTAAAACAAGCACAAGAATTGCTACGTGTTAATGTTGTCTGGAATAAAATTATACAAAAAATTAAAGATAATTTAGAAATTGGTTCTAGCGAAAAAGACATGATAGATGATATTGTGCATAATGAATGGGCGAAGGAAAAAAAGAATGAACGAAGCAGTAATAACAATTAAATTAACAGATAGTGAAATAAACTTAATGGTTGAAACACTTAAAAATAGCACCTTAAATGGTGAGATGAAAAAACCATTACAAAAACTAGAAGATGATTTAGTAGCTATATTAAATATGGTAACACTAAGAAGAAGAGAAAATAAACTTATTGAAAGTAGAGAGGTAAAAATTGGGTAAAAAAGTTAAACTAAAAACATTAAAACCAGGCACAAGGTTTGACAAAAATGGCACAGAAGGTGTATTGTTAAGTGTTGGTATTAATGCAGAAGTAATGGTGTACAGTATACCAGATAGCAAACATTATAATAGCAATGAAAGTTATTATAAAGGAAAACATACTTGGTCAGCTGGTACATTGGTGGAGGAACAATGAAATGCGAGGCTTGTGGATACGAAACAGGAAGAAAATACAATCCAACAAAGCGTATCATTTCGCTTTTGGAAGAAAGAGGAAGCAATACAATTTGTCAAAGAAGATTGAAACGAGTTATAAAGTTAATTCGTGAAAATATAAATTCTGATAAAAACAATCAAAAAACATTTTACTTTCTGCAAGCAATATCTAAAATACCTGATAAAACTGTAGAAAGAATAATTCATCAATATAATATGGATGAACACGTATACCAAGGTAAAGGATTTGCTTATTTACAGAAAATGATTATATCTGGGTATCAAAATGAAGAAAAAATGTTAGAAAATGAAATAAGAAAGTTTGGTAGAACACCAAAGAAAGTCAAAGTAGAAAGAGGAGAGTATAAAAATGTCTATAGTAGCAATGGAGGAGACTCTATTTCCAGTTAAAGAAGTTCCAGCAATATATCTTGACAAATCTGTACAAGATAAACCACTTGATGGAACAGGTCATAAATTCATCATAAGAGAAGATACAGGAGATGTATTGTCTTGTATGACCGATGAATATAAAATAGTTGACAACAAATCAGTTGTTGATAAAGTTCAAAAAGTATTAAAAGGTTCTGGTGCCGAACTATCAGAAGCTAGAACATTCTCAAATGGTCAAAGAGCTATTTGGAAATGGAATTTTCCTAAAACCAAAGTTAAGGTTGAAAAGGGTGATTTAATAAATCCACAATTAATAGTAGCAAATAGTTACGATGGTAGCACTTCTGTTAATGTTATGGGTGGTGCATTTAGGCTTGTATGCTTAAATGGATTGACAATTGGTAACGTCTTAACGAAAAAGAAAGCTGTACATAAAAATAGTAATACTAGTATTAATCAAATAGATAGTACTATTAATGATACAGTTGCTATGTTAGTTCAAATGTTTGAAACAGAATTTCCAAGACTAACACAAACTAAGTTAAGAGGTAAACATTTAGTTGATATGGCTAAATTGATTCCACAACAATATATGGAAGATTTTACAAGATATTGTTTAAATAATAATATGAAAACATATTGGGATTTATTAAATGCTTGTACTTATGTAGCAACACACGTTGCGCATAGAGATAGAGAATCTATTCATATTATGGAGAATCAGATTTATCCAACAATAACAAGATTAGCAAGAGCGTAGGTTCCTAAAATGCATAAGGCCCCTGAGATATAGACCACTTGATAGAGACTGGCTACGTTAACCGAAGTCGTATAGAAGTGTAGCACGACCCTCTCTACAAAGTCTATTCTCTTGCTGATAAAACTACAGAAAAGGAGGAAAAATGACGTACGATGAAAATAATAATCCCTTAAAATATAAAAGAAATTTTAAAAAAAGACTTAAAACTTTTAAGTCAATAGATGTTTGGAGCGAAGAATCTATTGCAGAACGTGAAGAATTCTACAAAAGATTTGGTAGAGCTTGGTGGATATTTTGTGCAGTACCAGTAGTACAAAAATATGAAAATCAATGGATTAACCAATATAGAATATTAGATGGAGAGATAAATGAGTGAAAGAAAATCAAAAATAGATATGGATGATATGTGGGTATGCGACTATTGCGGTTCAGAAGAAGTAGACGAAAAAGCGTGGGTTAATATGAATACGCTTGAAGTCACAGAAAGTGTAGATGATACTCCACGTTGGTGCAATATTTGCAATGACGAAGTAGCACCGATGACATATTTTGAATGGACAGAAAAAATTGCTGAAGAATGCGGAGGCAATAAAGATAAATATGATGAAATAACAAGTGGGAGTAGAATGTAATGGGATATTACAAGAAATTAGAAATAGAAAAAATGGATAACTACAAGTTAAGAGAAGCAGAAGATTTTGAAGACGGAGTAGATGTTCCTGTGCAACCAATTGAAGATAAGACTTGGAGTATTAAACACGAAGGACACTTGAATAAAAATAATATAATCTTCCATACTAATAAATATCAAAAACTTTACCAAAACATAAAAAAAGTTAATGATGAATTGAAGGAGCATAGAGATGAGTAATCCAACAGGAAAAAAATTAGAAAAAATGTATAATTCTGAAAAAGCATTTGATTTGCAAGAAAAAATAGCAAATCTAATAGATAAATTAAATGAGCTTGGATTTGAGTATATGTATTATAACAATATAAGCTCAATAAGAAGAAAGAGAAAATAAAATGGAATTTATAAGTATTAAACTAAATTATAGAACAGATGAAAACGGAATTAGAATATATGACTATGATGAAATGAGAAATCAATTCGAACAGCATATGTTACAATGTGCGGCTAATACACAGGGTGATTTAGATGGTTGGTCTGATAAACAGAGAGATTATGCTATGGATAATATGACTAGCGATTTATATGAACAAGCGAAGGAGATATTTGAATGATAAAAAGAGTCAATCGTAAATCTATGTTAATTAGAGAGTCTGGTAGAAGTAGTGATTTTATTACACCTAGTTTTGGATACGGTTGTTTATTTAAATGTAATTATTGTTACATGAGAAGACACGTAAAGTCTGGTGTAACAATTGCTGATAATATAGATGATATAATAGAAGCTATTATACAACACAGTATTACACTACCTTACCCGAAAACACCAAATCAAACACACGAAACATATTATACATATGATTTTAGTTGCAATGAAGATTATGTATTGCACGCAAAGTATCACGATTGGAAAAAGTTGTTTGGTATATTTAAATACAACGAACAGATTATGGGTACTGCGGCAACAAAATATGTAAATAATGATTTATTATCTTTCAACCCTTTACAAAAAGTTCGTATTAGATTTAGTCTAATGCCACAAGAGTTGTCTGATAAACTAGAGCCAGGAACAAGTAAAATTATAGATAGAATAAAAGCTATTAATGATTTTATAGAAGCTGGTTATGATGTACACGTAAATTACTCACCAATAATAGTATATGAAAATTCTAAAAAAGCATATGCGGAGTTATTTGACTTAGTAGATACGCACGTACATAACTTGTTTAAGCATAAAGTAAAAGCAGAATGCATTTTTTTAACTCACAACGAAGATATGCATAAGTTTAATGTTACAGAGGGAGTAGAAGGCGAAAACTTATTATGGAGAAATGAGTTACAAGAAGCTAAAACAAGTCAATATGGAGGTCGTAATATTAGATATAAATACAATATTAAAAGAGATTATATAAACGCATTTCGTAATGCTATGAAACGACACGTTCCGTGGCAAGAAATAAGATACATATTTTAGGAGGAAAATATGAGAGAAACATTAAAAGAAAAATACGATAGAACTAAAATGTGGTATGATTCAGCACAGAAATTACTTATGGGTAGAACCATTGAAAATGTATGGTGGCAAGAATGGGATGAAGACTATCCAGAAGAAGGGACTGGATTAGTATTTGTTACAGACAAAGGCGATGCATTCTTTGTAGGAATGGATGATGAAGGTAATGGTCCTGGTGCTTTACATATCGGTATGGATGAAAAACGTAGAAAACAGTTCAAAAAAGAGGGATTATGTACTTCTTGTTTACCAGTAGGTGTAGAAAGCAATTCATCATATAGAGATATGTGGGAAAAACTAAATTATGTAGGAAAAACTAAATGAAAAATGATTGTCCAACTATATTTCCTTACTATGGAGGCAAATATAGCTTATCAAGGAAACTTGTTCCTAAGCTTCATCCTCATGAACGATATATTGAAGTATTTCTTGGTGGAGGAAGTATGTTCTTTAGAAAAAACAAAGCAAAAATAAATATATTAAATGATTTGCATAATGACATAATAAATTTGTATATTTCAGTAGCGGAGGATTTCGACAAGTTTAGACATTATTGTAAACATATACTATTGTCTAGAACTCTTCACGAAGACTATAGAAAACTAATACATAGTAAATCAAAAGTAGACATACCAGATTATAAAAGAGCAGCAATGTACTTTTTTGTATTAAAAACGGCGTTTAACAAAAGCCCTTTCTTACCAATTAGTAACGCTGCTAAATGGAATGACGATATTCTGGCTGATTTAGAACCAAGTAGAAAAAAGTTAAATGATGTGTTTATTGAAAACATGGATTTTAGAAAGTTAATTGAAAAGTATAAGCCAAAAGAAGGAGACATGTGGTATTTAGACCCTCCTTACTTTGCAGCTACAGATAGAAATGATTACTATATACATTCATTTACAGAAGATGACCATTTAAGTTTAAAAGAAGTTTGCGATGAAATTGATGCAGGCGGGGGAAAATTTATGGTGTCTTATGATAATAGACCTGAAATATGGCAAATGTATAGGTTTTATTTTATAGATGAAATACCAATTAAATATGCTGGTCAATTACATAGCAATGAAAAGAAAAATGAATTAGTTATTACAAACTATATTCCAAAAGAAAAACAAATTAGTTTATTTACAGAATCGGAGGTGTAATGAAAGAGTTTACAGACAAAAAAGAACTTAAGCAGACAAACGGACTGGAACCTATGCCTAAGAATGAAGAAGCAGAAATAGCATTATTAGGTAGTATTTTACTAAAAGGTGATGAAATCTTTGAAAAAGCTAAAGCGATTATCAAAGAACCTAAATGTTTTTATACTACAAAGCATCAAGAGTTGTGGAAATCGTTTCATAGGCTGTATAAGAACAATGTGCCAATAGATACTATTACAGTATTTGGAGATTTAAAGGATAATGTAAAAGACAATAATTTAACTACTTATTATTTAACTGGATTGGCTAATGGAGTTCCTACTACTGCGAACGCTGAAACTTACGCTAAGAACATTTGGTATAAGTTTATACAACGTAAAGCGGTAAAAAGTTCCCAAATATTATATAACTTAACTTTACAAAATACGGATGATATTGTAGAAGTCTTACATCAACATGAAAAGATTATACAAGACTTAAAAGATATTGCTCCAAGTAAAGTAGTTGAAACTAAAGACATATTGACTAATACAGTAGAAGCATTAAAAGAAGGCACAAACTTAATACCTTTTGGTATTGAACAGCTAGACAATGCAGCGGGTGGTATGACTAGAGGTGAGATTACAGTTGTAGGTGGTAGACCAGGACATGGTAAAACTACTATGATTATTAATATTGTCAAACGATTACTTGAACAAGGTAAGAAAGTTATGTTATTTAATCGTGAGATGACTAATGTTGAGATGATGAAAAAGATTTTAGTAATGGAATTTCAACAATTTAGTTATGAACGTATTAGAAAAGCTGCTGATATTAGTAAAGAAATAACCGAAATCAATCTAAAGAAAGAAGAACTTGGTGAAAAATACAAGAACTTGATTATGTTAGATGATTGTAAAACGCTTGCAGACGCTATGAAAGAGATAAGTAAAGAAAAACCAGATGTAGTCCTTGATGATTATATCCAACTTATTCGTACAGATGGAGGCAATAAAGATAGAAGGTTTGAAATAGAAGATATAATGCTTGACTATAAGTGGATTTGTAAGAAAATTAAGTGTAGTGCTATATTAGTATCGCAATTAAATAGAGAAATTGAAAGAAGGTTAGACCCTAGACCTAAGTTATCAGACTTTGCGGAAAGCGGTGTGATTGAACAAACAGCTGAAGCGGCGTTCTTTGTATACTATCCTTATGCGGTAGATAATAGAGACAACGATAAGTATGAAATTGAAGTAATATGTCAAAAAGCTAGATATGGGCAATTAGGTTCATATAATATGGGCTTTAATGGAGATAAATGTAGCGTGTACTTTGACCGAAATGAAGCTATTAGAATGATGAATAAATGAAAATTTTAACTATAGACCCTGGATGGAGTGGGGCAGTTGCTTTCTTTGACTCAACGAACCTCCAATTCACTACCAATTGTCCTACTTCAAGGGAACCAAAAGATATGGTTAAAGTCATTAGAAATGCTATAGGTCGTAAAAAACCTAAAGTATACATAGAAAGAGTTTGGGCTAGACCTTACGAAAGAGGTGCTTTTACTTTTGGAGAAAATTATGGCGTTTGGTTAGGTATTATAGCGTCATTAAAGTTGCAGAGAGTAGATGTATTGCCTAAAGTATGGCAACATTTCATTGGAGGAGATATACCAAAAGACTACACAGAACGAAAAAGATATTTTAAGAAAGTGGCTCAAGACTGGGCAGGTAATAATCATAGAGTTACATTAAAGAATGCAGACGCAATCTGTATTGGAATGTACGCATTAACGGAGGAAAAATGAAAAAAGAATATAAAGACTTATTAAAATACAAAGTAGAACTTAATAATAAAAATTACAAAATGCACGTATATGAAATTAGAATCAAATTGCAAAAAGAAATAACAGAACTACAAACTATAATGGATACTTACGACGCAGCAAACATACCTACGATTAATCAATTAGAAACAGAAGGTTATAGATTATCTCAACAAGGTATTGAAAACTTAATAAACACAATAGATTAAGAAGCTTCAGATTCTAAGGCTTGCAGACTTTGTAACACTTGAGCGTCAAAGTTTACTTGTTTTGCAGGCTTAGGATTGTCAAACCAATTCTTTGCATTTAATGCTGGTACATTTTTTCTCATCTCTTTAACTTCTTTAGTGCTATACAACCCTAATTCGCTTGTTGCGAATGTTCCAAAGAAATTATTAGATTGCAATGATTTAGGTCCAGTATTGTTATATAGTCTTCCTAATTGTATATTAAATAAATTTAAAAGTTTACCAAACATTGTTGTATCGTCATCTAATTCAGCTGCATACTCTCTACCAGTCATATAAGACATAATACCATCATCATCAAAATCGTCATACCATGCAAACATTTCTCCAGTATCAAATGTTTCATCTACAAGGCTTTTTACATCTAATACTGTACTTACTGTAGGTCCTAAGCTACCAGCTACAGGTCCTTTGTTAAAGAAAGCTGCTGCTCTTTCTTCGTCGTCATCGCTATCCCACAATGTCCACCATTTGTTAGCTCTATCTATTGTATCATTTTGTATAAGATTACCTAAATCTGTGTTAAATAATGGACTAAATATTCCATGAACCATAGTGTTCATAAAAAACAATCTATGCATTCGATTTGCTTTTTCTCCAAATAAATCACCTTTACGAATGTCTCCAAATCCTTCTTGTATCCATTTTTTTTGCAATACAAACAAACTCATTCCATAATGTTGAAATTGTCCTAAAACTGCACCTGATTTAGTTCTTAATATAGGAGCTTTATTAATACCTGAATAATCAAAATGTATTAATCTTACGGTATCTCTAGCAGCATTTTCAGCTCTTCTTCTTCTATACAACTCAAAATTAGCTTCATATTCTGTAGTTTTTCCTAAAATATCAGATTTAATTTCTGTATTTTGAGCTTTCTTAATTGCGTCTATGTCCAGCCTATTATTTTTATCTCTAAAATTATTCCATTCATACTGTTTTCTTAGTTTAGGCTCTAATGCTTTATCTGTTTTCCAAGCGTTAACATATCCTAACTTGTATGCCCAGCCACGATTTAATTCGTTTTCTATTTTTCTCATAAATACACCAGACTTAGTAGAAGCATTATCTATTAGTTTATCAAGCTTGTCTATTGCTTTAAAATCTGTTTTAGTTCTATATGTACCAGTTGATTCGTCGAAAATTCTTTCTGGAATCATTTGTCCATACACATCTCTAATATTTGCGGTTTCACCAAATTCCATTTTTAAACCACTTTTTTCCAAACCTATATTAACTCTAGCTTGTAAATTTTTGTCTTTTGCTAATTCTTTATTTAATCTGTTTACACCAGCTACTCCAAAATGCACATAATGAAATAACGCTTGTGCTGAGTTTCTAGCTGCAGACCTAATGTTATATCCTAACTTACTAAAGAATTGCGCAGAAGTAGCCATTCTAGCCATTTTAGAATATATTGTAGGCTCTCCAGTAATTGGATTTAAGTCTTTTATTCCCATTTGATACATATAAATATTTTGCATATAATCCTGCAATCCAACATTTACTTCATCAAAAGCTGTAGTTTTACCATCATTAAGAGTCTTACCTCTATTTTTGGTATCTGTAACAAACTTCATAACTTCTAACATAGAACCTGTGTTAGTTAAACTATGTTCTAACTTTACTGTGTTTCTAGCATAAGAATCAAGTAATCCCAAATAATTAAATGCCATTTGATTCGCACCTTCTGATTGTTGAGCCCTATTAGATAATTTATTATTTTTATAAATATTTGTTTTTATAATATCTCTTAAAGCTACAATACTATTTGCTCCTTCAACAAAATCTTGAGAGCCTTTTTTAGGACTAATTATTTTATGTAAATTAGCTTCTAATGTAGGCATTACATCTAATGTCATAACAGGAAATAATCCTTTGTCAGTTTTGCTTATACTTTTAAATTCTAATAATTGATTTTCTACAAAATTATATAAATCTTTATATTCATTAGTGTTTTTATCTGTTTGAGATAAATTACTTAATATGTTTTTAAATCTACTAAAAGAGTTTATCATTGCTTCATTTGTATCTTTTAAAATAATATCTCTCCATATTCTAGCTGCTTTAATTACATGAGGATTTGCATTAACATCTTTAGAAACTTGATTCCATCTTGGTTCACTCATTGTAACATAAGTCATAAAATCTTGATATATCTTACCTTCACCTTGACTTGCAAAATATTCTAAAGAATCTTTATATTTACCTCCACTATTTAATCTATATGCTTCTGCTGCTCTAGGACCAGATTCTCCTTGATAAGTATATTTACCTGTTTTATCATATAATATATTTAAATACTCCTGTTGCATTTTCATCAATTTGTCTAAAGTTTTTGACCTTCCTCCTCTAAGCATTGTAGTAAGTTTAAATCCTTCTCCTTCAGCTGCAATCCTCATTTGTTCAAATACCATTTTATTTGCATTTGCATATTTTTGTGTAGATACTGCTTTTACTTCATTGCTTTTTAACATAATATTAAATTGGTCAGCTATTTCTTTATGGTTTTTTACAAAAGATTCTCCAATATAAAAATGTCTTTGAAAAATATTAGGTTTTTTTACCATAAGTTTTAAATCTTTTTCAACTAACCTTTTTAAATCTTTTAATTGTTCTACTGTAGGTATTTTATTTTTTGGCAATTCTAATTGACCATTAGTTACTTTGCTCACTAATCCATTAAATCTTGAAGATTGTAATACAGGGTCTAATTGATGAACAGGAGATGTCTTTTTCCAATATGTATCTACAATAGCTTGATATGCATCTGCTCTAGATTTTGTATCAGCTTCTATTTTTTTATTTGGAAAAAATAAACTTACACATTTTTGTACAATATTCATTATTTTACCTCACCTACACATTTTTTTACAGCTTCACTAATTAAATTATCGTAGTGTTTTTTTCCTCCACCCCAACCATTTTGTTTACCAGTAAATCCTGATGGTAAATCTACACTTGAAGGCATAGCTTCATCAAATATTAAATTCCTTTCTGGGCTAATAATTTGAGCTTGTATATTTTCATCTCTTGCTCCTGGTTTTAGCCAATTACCATTAGAATCTACTTTACCTATAGGAGAGTTCAAAATTTTATTATTATTAACTACATCAGAAAACATTTTTCCTCCGTATAAAGTCATTATAGCTTCATATTGACTTAATCTACTTAATTTGTTGACTTCAGAAGTGCTATGTGGTGCATAATTTCTAAAAAATTCAGCTGCGTGGTGTCTTACTGGATTTATATCTACTGTGTACATCTCAGCTTGTTTTGCATCATAAAATTCTTGACCCATAGCTTTACTAAATCTATTATTTGTCGCAGTTCCAGCAAACACATCTACAGATTCGTTAAACGCTTTGGCGTAATTAGATAACATAAATTCTGATAAGAAAGGATTTCTTTCTGCGAGTCTAGTGTTCATATATCTTAAAAGCATCATATGTCTAGAATGATAACCTGGTTCTACGATAGTAGGATACAATTCTCCTTGAAATATTTGCAATTCCATGATATTGCTTTCTGGTTCCATTAATTTTGTAAGTAAATGGATTTGTTCCATAGGTGTTCTATTTTCTAAATAATTATCTATTCTATCAAAAGTATCAAGTTCTAACAAATTTCTTTGATTAACATTATATTCACCAGTTTGGTCTTTTAAATTTTTAGAATTTTTACGATAATAAGATTTAATTTGACTAGCTTCTTTATCAAATCTCATACTATCAAAAGTATTTAATCCTAATTTTTGTTGACTATATCCATGCATTACTGTAGCAAACATTCTATTAGATTGATTAACTATAAATTGAGTATCATTTTTAGGAGTAGTAACTTTTCTACCTTTTTTAACTTGTTGTTTTACCCATGCGTTTTGTTCTTTTCTATCAAATTTTTCATTCTTTTTTGCTCTATTTTTAATTTCATTAGGCAATTGATAGTTTCTAACATAATCTTCTAATAGTTTAACTCTTTTTTCTAATACATTTTTTGAACCATAATATTGATTTGCTTGTTCTTCGTTTGCTTTAATAGAATTTTCTAATCTTCTAATTTCTTTTTCCAATCTATAAACTTGTGTTCTTTCTATATTTTTTAAAGTTACATTGTCTTTATTATTAACACCTAATTGTATATCGCCTTTATTAGTGGTTATATAACTAGCTAATTCATCTTGAGCTTCTCTTAATTTTTTCTGATTATAGGAAGCTTCTTTTAAAAGTTGCATAATACTTTTTTCGGTTAACTCCATTCCTTTTAAAGATTCACTATATGCTTTAGATTCTGTAGCAATTATACTTTCGTATTGTGGATAAAATTCATTTACATTTTGACCACCTTGTCTAGTATAATCTATTTTGCGATTATACATATCATATTGTTCCATTAAAGCTCTGTTTCTTGGACTATAATTTTCAGGATTTGTTAATACTCCACTTAAATGTGCGTTAGTTCCAAAACCAGTAAATATTTCTTGTTTTCTTCCAGTATCTTTTAATCTTTTTTCGTATTCTTTTAAAGAACTATATAATGGATGGTCTTTAGGAACATCAAACACATCTTTTTCTAACCATTTCATTCTTTTGTTATAACCATCTATTGCTTTTGTAATGCTGTAAGGACCAGAAGATTCTTGTTTACCGCTACTAAAATCATTTTTTTCAGCTGTTAATAAACTTCTTAAAGGTCTTAGCAATGTATGGAACAAATACAATTCTCTATTTCCAAGCCTAGAATCGGCAACAGGTCTTAATTCATTAGTCTTCCAATCTACAGTTACGACATCAAAAAGAGGAGCATCTCCAGTTAAAAATAATCTTTCTAATAAATTTTCCGAAGTAGTAAATATATCTTTTCTATATCCTTGTCCTCCTGTATCTAATGAGGCTTGTCCTAATTGTTTTAATTCTCTATTTAATGCTATTGCGTCAGCGCTTTTAAATCCTGTACCTCCTTTGGCTGCTAGAAAAACATTAGGTTGTATTTGTATAGCTGCTCCTGTGTATCCATGATTTCTTAAAATAACATTATTATTTCCTATCATTCTTATTTCTTGCATAAGTTGTGGAGCTTGCATAAATATCGCTTTAAAATTTTGTGCTTTATTTTCTAATTCTCCTCTTTTAACAAGTCCAGCAAAATTCCAAGTTAATCCGTCATAAGACATAGCATTTGCAAGTTCATTTACTTTTGGTGCATCTAATACTGATGTTTGCAATTCTACTAATTCTTTTAATCCATTTTTAGTAAAATTAGACATAGAAGTAATAGTATCTCCATCAAAATCATATTCTGCTCTTCTTGCTCCTTCTACACTTGATATAATGTGAGAATTGTCTTTATTAAAATCTTTGACGGCAAATAACATTCTAGCAGAACCAGCTTGATTAGGGTCTCTTCTAAATTCTTTTAACAATTGAAATGATACGCCATTGTCTCCAAGTTTTGCTAATTCTTTAACATACTTACCAGCATTCATTTCAGCTTTAGATATTTCTATCAATTTTTGCAAAGTAGCTTTTTGTTGAGTTGGTAAATCTTTTAATATTTTGTTTAATTCAACAGGATTTTCTTTTACAATATCAGATAAAACTATTGCTTGTTCAGGTGCAGAATCTTTTGTTTTTTCAGACCTAATAAGTATTGCATTGCTTTCTCCTTCTTTTGATTTAACAGTTACATTTGCGTCTAAAATAGAAGGTAAAGCTTCAGGGTATTGCCATATTCCTTCTTTAGGGCTTCCTATCATAGGTTTTAAATTCATTCCTGGCAATTCTGGAGCAACAGAAGTTTTAGTTCCTTCGTTTTTATATTTATATATTTCTCCGTTTACATAAGACCTATGCAACATATCATTTACACCCATCATATTAAATGAAGGGTCTATTCCATATTTAGCTAATGTTAAGTTTAATCCTGTTTGTTTAGTATCTAAATCTACACCTTCTCCTCTTGTAAAATAATTTTTCATTATTTCAGCTGCATACCAAGCTCTTGCTGATTCTCTATACGGACTATCTAACCCTATATCATTTATTTTATCTAAAGCTTTACTTATTCCAGGTTGAACATCTTTTAAGTAATCTGCTTGCATTGCATCTCTGTCTTGAAAATATTTCATATTATCAGGACTTTTTCTAATATAATCTTTACTTTCAGACGTATATAACAATGGATATTCTTCAAATTTAAAAGGAATCCCTTTATCAGCTGGTAAAAATTCTAAATCTTTCATATTGGTTATCTCTATTATATTTTGACTCAATCTATCACTTTGACGACCTATAGTTTTATTTCCAGAAACAGTTTCAATTTGAGCTATACGTGTTCCATCTGATAATGTTTTACCAAAAATATTGTCAAAATATTCCATTTTAATACCATAACTTTTAACAAATTCTAATTCTCCTTTGTCTGTATATCTTTTACCTATCCATTTATTACCTTGAACTAAATCTATAGATTCTGGACTTTTGCCATTTATGTAAGCTTTTGCCATGTGTACACTAGGGTGTTCAAATGTAACACCATCAAACATAGATTTGTCTACAAAATCTGTGCTTTCATAATTTTCTTTAATTATTTCCCATTTTTTTTCTTTTCCTAAAGCTTGTGCATCTGCTCTACTAATCATTTGCACATCAGCTGTTCTTATTGGTTGACCCATTGTGTTTGTCAATACAAATAAATCAGGATTTTCTTTATGCAATCTTCTATCGAATCTTGCTTTTTGTGAAAATATTTCTGGTATATTGCCTCCTTTATACCCTTGTCCTGGAGCAACTTCATCTCTTATGACAAAAACTTTAGAATTAGTTTCATCAAAACTTAATCCGTCTAACAATTGGTTTTTACGCATACCAAAATCTGCAGTACTCTCTTGTAACAATCTAGATGCATCGTTTCTAAATCTTTTAGTAGGTGTAAATTCATTGTCGTTTTTAAATAATACAAAATATTTTAAATTTTTGTTTAATGCTTTATCTGTAGATTGTGTTATTGATTTAAATTGACCTTCGCTCATAAAATCAGAATATACTAAATCTACTACCATTTGATTAATTGGTTCTAAATTTTGACTTTGCGCTCTATTGTCTTTATAATAATAATTACCATCTTTGTCTTTTAACACATTTAATTTTGTTAAATCTGCATTAGGAAATTTTTTTGCATATTGTCTAGCTATTGAAGAATATTGTGTTTCTTTTACAAAAGCACCCCCAGAAGCGTTTGGAAATTTTACAAAAGTTCCTATAGGCATACTATCAATATATGCATTAGGATTATTATTTTTTTCTTCTAATTTTAATTGTTCCATAGATTGATTATTTCTTCTTTTAGCAATCTTTTCTCCGTTTACAAGTAAATTATTTTCAGCTCCTAATGATTCATTTAAATTTTTAATATGTTCCATACTATTAGTATCAGCATATTTTTGTTTGCTTAATGGTATAAAGTTTTCGTTAATAATTATTATATCATCGCCTATAACTCTTTTTAAAGTTTTATAAAATTTATTACTAGCTACAGTTGTTTCACTCATATTGCTAGGTCTACTGTTTGCATCTATATCTATTTGCATAACTCTTTCTGCTTTATTAACAGATTTCATCATAGTAGTAACTTCAACATCTAAATGTTCTACGTTTACATTTTCATTGTTTTCTAAAATTTCTCTTTTTAAATCTTTACCAAAATTGTATAAATCTTTTCCTTTGTATTCAGAATAAAATACGCTTTTTAATTGTTCTCCACGTGTATCTACAATATTATCTTTAGTTGCAAATTTACCATTTACAGGAAATTGATATTTATCAAATAAATTGTCTGGAGTTCTAATAGGATTGTCAAATATTTCTGACATAAATTGTCCGTCTTCAAATTTTTCTTTAACAAGAGCATCAAAATCTTTGTTTTCTACATGTGTTCTACTTCCAAAATCTTCTTTAAAAGCATTAAAACTATTTTCCATAGAAGTTTGTGGGTCTTCTATTTTCATATTTCTTTTATAGCCTAACATATTTTGCTCATTTAACATTTTATGATTTTTTAATAAAGTATATATATGCAATTGTTGTTTAGGCAATGCCTTGTTAATCATTTTATTGATTTCTCCAGCAATAGATTTATATTCATGTTTTTCTGATTTAGCAATTTGTTGCAAATCTTTTATAAATAAAGGATATTCTACTGTAGTTACATGTTGGTCTTTTAAATATCTTAATGTTTGTAATAATTCAACATATTTTTCTGGAGGCAATTCTACAATTTCTTGTGATTTTCTAAAAAATCCAGCACGAACACCTTTTACATCTTGTAGCATATATGGTTCTAAAAATTTATTTAAAGCATTTAATTGATTAAAATTTATTCCTTGTGAATCTAAAGCTTCTTTAAACGATTCCATGTTTTTCTTTTCTATTAAAGGCAATTTTTGGAATTTATCGCTACTTGTAAAATCTTTCCAAGTACCAAAAGTTTTCATATCTACGGTATCAAATACATTAAATGTTTCACGAAGCATTCTACTTTCTCTATTTTTTACTAAAGGACTAGCAAATATTCTAGATATGATTGCTCTATCATTAATAGTGCTAACTCTAGTCCCACCTGCTCCGTCTGGCATAGGAAACATACTTATATCTTCTCTTAATAATAAATCTGTCATATCTGATTTGAAAAATGCACCTATTTCTTTAGGAGAACTAATTAAATTAAATCCTTCAGATTCAAATATTTCTTTTAATTTTTTAACCTCTGCTTTGTCAATAGATGATAATTTATCTTTTCTGATTTGTGAGATTTCAGTTGTGTTTCCAAGTCTTGATATTAAAGGTAACATATTTTTAAAAAATGCTTTTTCACCTTTATTTAATTGATTATAATCAGCATCTTTAAATTCTTTTAAGCTTGAATGATATACATTAGCGTTATCTACTTCATATAAAGCTTTTAAAGACTCTAACACTTGTTGCTCTCTTTTATTTTTTATAGTGCTTTCGCTTGAAAGTGTTTTAAACAATTTTTTAAATCTATTTGCTTCTAATACATAATTGAAATTTTCAGCATTAAATCTAAATAAAGAATTGTTATACAAAATTTGTCTATCAGCTTCTACTTCTAAGTTTTTATGATAATCTAATTCAAAAGATTCTTTCATGTCTTGTACTGCTTTAACAAATCTATTTAAACCAGTACCATCTTCTTTTAATTTTACTTCGCCTTTAAGTTCTACTTTTGCCCCACCTCGCAAACTTTGTGTCATTAGACTAGTATGTTCTACGTGTCTATTATACCATTCTATAGCATCTGATTGTTCTAAAGTAAGGTTTCCTCTATTTCTAATTCTAGGAACTTGTTGTATTTGATATATTCCTTGTACATCTGGGTCTAATAAATTTGCTCCATCTTTTTCTTTTGAAATACTTTTTGCATAACTGTTACCATCTTTATCTTTTAATAATTCAGATATTTCTGTAATTTTAGGGACTTGGCTTATACCTGTATTGCTATAACTTTCTACTTTAGTATGCATAACTGACATTTGTATGTCAAGGTCTCGCTCCCAACCCATTTCTCTATAATTTTTTATTGTATCTGTATATTGTTTATAACTCATTTCTGAAAGTTCCATAATTTCTTTTTTAGAACTTTCTATGTATCCTTCATTTTCAAAATGTTTTTTAACGTTTTGATGAATTTCATTAGTCATTTGATAGTCTTTATCTCTTGTAATTTTTTCAGATTCAGCTTTTGTTTGTTGAACTTTCATACCTCTATCTTTTGTTATTGGATTAATAACATTAAGAATTGATTCTGTTGATGTTAAAGCTGCGTTTACTTCTGCTCTATCAGCTATAGTTTCATCCATTCTTCTGCTTCTTGCAATAATACTAGCCCAAGGACCTTGACCAAAATCAACGCCTAAAGCTTCCCACATTTCTCCTATTTGACGCAATTCAGCTCTTTGCTCACCATATTCTTTTTTATAACCGCTCCAGCTTCCGTACATATCTTCAGCTTTTATTTCACCTTGTTTAAAATTAATTTCTTTACCATGTTTAAATAAAAAATATCCAGTTAAAAATCCTATCATTTTATCTTCAAACATAATATTTTCATCAAATAAAACTTGAGGACCTCCACCTAAAACCATACCACCATACCCCATACGCAATTGACTTCCAACTATATCTTTTCTTAAAAGAGCTGGAAAATCTTTTCTCCATGCTTTTGAAGCGTAAGTTCCTACAGTTTTTAAATTATCTTTTAACATTTGTCCTAATGCATCTTTTTCAACATCAGTTCCAAAATGTAATTTTTCTCTTATATTAGCTCTGCTAAAATTAAATTCTTTAGGCAATACTCCTTTTAATGGATGGTCTTCAAAAGCTGTTCTCATTTGTTTACGCATTTGACCATCGCCCATTTTTAATTTGTCGTAATGTCTAAACATATTATACAAACTCAATCTATCATTTATTGCCGCAGTGTTTGTTCCAATAGGATTATATTTATCAGCCATTTTTGGCATATAACCTAATAATAATTTACCTTGAGCTCTTCCACTTTTTGTAAATAAGTTAGGTATTGCTCCTCCCTGTACACCTCCTGGAATAAATCTACCGACACCTAATAAATTACCTAATACAAACGCTTGTCCTAAAACGTCATCCATTTCATCCAATCTAGCTTCTGTTCCGTCGTGTTGATGAAATCCTCCAGCAACATTAGTTACGTGCATAGCTCCTTCTACTGCTGCAAATGCTATACCTTCTTCTAAAGCTGTTGCTAATCTAGCTGATGCTTTTCCTTCGTTTCCAAATGGAACTGCTCTCATTAATTGTTGACGAAACTCAGTAATAGGTCTTGCTCCAACTCTCTCCCATTCTTTTGCAAATTGACTACCAAATTTGTTTAAAACAGTATTAGTTATTTCTCCTGTTTTAGGGTCAATAACATCATCTCCAATTTTTAATCCTAGTTCGCTAGCTCTTTTTTGTAAAAATTTACCAGCGTATAACATAGTATCAGAACTAAATTTATTTCTATCTACTACTGTTTTGAAGGTTCTATCTGCTCCAAATTCTTCTATCTTCTTTAATAATCCTCTTTCTACAACATCGTCAAAAAACATTTTTTCTGTTTGTTCAGCTGTTAAAGGAGCAAGAGAATCTCTTTGTTTTCCTACATGTTTAACTTTTCCTTTTAAATGTTCTTTAGCCCATGGTCTTAATTCTTCAACCATTTTTGTTCCACTAAATTTGCTTGTTGCTCTTACTCCAACTTTAGCAGCTTTTCCAAATAAACTCATAGGAGCCATAAAACCAGCAACTGTACCTAATGTTGCACCTATTTTACCCCCTAACGTTTCAGCTTCTTCAGCTTCCCCAAATGCAAATTTACTTAATCCCAATGTTGCAGTTTCAGCACCTCTTTGTGCAAATTGACTACCAAATTCTCCTAAACCACGCAATATATTTCTTTCTTTTACTTGAGGAGCATCTATTGGTTTAGTTATTTTGGATAAATCATCTAAGGTAGGAAGATTAAAAAAGTCTGCATCAAACATACCTTCACTT